AGCAAGTGCATGGGTCGAATCAGACCCCGTACCACCTCCTTGATGAGCAAAATCAATAAAGCCGATTCTGCTGGCGCGATTAGCAAACAGCAGCGCAAATTGAGCGTTATCATTGATCGCCCCAGGAGGGGTCTTGTACAGGTGAAGGCGATAGCTTGCGCCAGCCGTCGTGGCACTGCTCTTCATGTGCCTTGCACCGAGAATCAGACCGCTGCGACCGTTCGCCCTGGCCACACCAGGGAACGTGAGCACCGTCGGCGCGGAGGTGCTATCTGCCACCACGTCCTGCGCCGCGTAGGCGGTGGTGTCGGCCGGCCTGGTAAAGCTCGCCGTGCTGATCACCTGGAAGCCAACGGCCTCCACTTCAGCGCCCAAGTCCACCGACACGTTCTGCCCGATGTCCACTGGCAGCCGATCGGTCGTGCTTACCGTCCGCCCCTGGCCGTCCAGCCCCAGGAAACTCAGCAGGCTCATCACACTCCTCCGTTGTGTTTGTGAAGCATCAGCAGCCAGCCAGTGTGGCCATCAGGCTGTGGGTCGCGCACGCGATACGTCACACCCCGCACCTCCACCACATCGCCCTGCTTCGGGTCCAGGGGCAGGTCGTCGCCGTTGATCAGCACCACCGGCTGCGTCGATCGAACCTGAACCCCTGTCTCCGGATCCACGCCCACATGCGAGGCCTGGAACACACCACGCAGCTGATGCGTGACCTGGCCGCGGCGGTACTCAATGGGCTCTTGATCGCCCATGGTCTGCACCACCGCGCGCAGAGCAATGCTCGCCAGGTCCGTTCGCATCAGACCACGAACTCGTTCAGACGCACCCGGGCGGTGGCGTCGCTGGTGGTTTTGGCCGCAGCGAACACACCCACGTAGGAGTTGCCACTGGCAACCGGCGTGATGCGCTTGTTGGTGTTGTCCCAGTAGGCCTTCGCCCACTGGGTGGCATCAGTGCTCGCGCCAGTCGCGGCGGTCAGCCCGTAGATGCCCTCGGTGTGGAGGTTGTCAGCATCCCCTTGGGCACCGCCGAGGCTGCACACGCCGAACAGGCTGCCAATCAGCACACCCTCGCCCGGGTTGCGGGCGTAGGGAAGGGTCACCTCGACATAGCAGCCGTCCTGGACGTAGCCCAGGCCAGTTGCAGGATCAAAGCCTTTCATGGAATCCTCTCGATAGGTTGATGGTGATCAGGAAGCCAGCGATCAAGCGCCGGTCGATTTGTAGAACGCCTGGTGCTGGGCCACCATGCAGCCGAAGTCGTGACGCAGGTAGGTCACGATGCCATCGGGATCGCGCTTAATCTCCGACTCGATCGTGGGCCCGCCTTCGCCCTCCAGGTTCCCGTAGACCACGCGATCCACACCGGGGTATTCGCCCACGATGTAGTACTCGGTGGTGCTGGCCACATCCAGCCGGGGCTCGACGATCGGCGTCAGCCTGCCCGAGAACGGGTTGGCATCGCCCACCTGGTTTGGGCTCACCGGAGTGTTGAAGATCTCGAAGGTGGTCTCCAGCGTGGTGGGCAGCAGGATGTACCGGGGAACCACATAGAGCGGGTTCTTCCCAGTGAAGTCCTTCTGGTTCCGCATCTTTTGGCGGGCAGCGCCGATCGCCGTCACCCCAATCGCACCGCTGCCGGTGTTGTTGTGGCTGGCATGGAACAGCGCCAGGCCATCAGCGGTGGTCTTGGAGTTGCCCGTGATCAGGCTCCACACCACGTTGCTCTCCAGCACCGAGACGCCGCGGCCCAGGACCTCCACCGCGCGGGTGATGTAGCCCAGGTTGTCGTTGATGATCAGCCTGCGGCCGATCACCAGCTTCTTCCCGTACTCGGTCAGCTTCCAGGAGCCCTGTTGCTCCTGGATGGTGCCAGCCTTGTACTCCCCGTTCTCCTTGATCTCCTCGGGCAGGAGCTGACCGCCCACTTCCAGCTCCTTCATCTCGCGGAAGTCGGGAAGGTTCCGCTGGGTGGCGAAGGGCCGCCAGGTCTGCTGCTCCGGCGCATAGGCAGCCTTCAGGCTGACCCGCTGGATGGAGGCCATCAGCAGCGGGAAGTCGGCCGTGGCGTGCATCGCGCGGATGGCGATCTCGCTCTTGTCGAGGCCGCGGTGGCTGACGCCCGCCAGCTCCAGGCTGTCGCGGCACAGGTCGAGGAGGGTGCTGCCCCGGTACTCCCGAGCGCCGCCCTGGTCCTCGCCGGCGAAGCCAGCGCGGGCCTTCAGGTGATCCAGCTTCGCGGCGAACCGCTTCTCGCCGTGGTCGAGGGTCACCTCCACCCGGCTGGTGCCAGAGGGGGCGCGCTGCTCGCTGGTGGCGCGGGCGTCGATCAGTTGCATGCGGGCCTCGTCCAGAGCAGTGCCAGCTTCGATCAGGCCGTGGGCGATGGTGTCCTCCACGCCCAGCTTGCGGGCAGCATCGAGGATGCCAGCGGCGCGGCGGCGCTCCTCGGCGCGGATCTGTTCAACATCCATCGGCGCAGGCGCGGGGGCGGAGGAAGGGGCAGCAGCAGGCGCAGCAGCCCGGGTTTCAATGGCAGTGTCGGGCGCAGCCTCAGCGGCCGTCGCCCCCTGGTTCAGTTCGTCCACGGATCTCTCCTGGGGTTGGGTGGGGGTGGGCTCCTCTGAGCGCACCTGGGCTCCGGCGTCAGCCGGGATCGGGACCAGCGAGAGCTCATACGGCTCCCAGTCCACAACGCGCTGAACTGGCATGACACCAGTTTCATCGCGCTCCGTCTTGTGGACCTTGTAGCCCACAGACACATTGCGGTAGATGCCGTCGATCACATCTTGGAAGATGGGCTGCACGTCATCCCGCTTGCTGAACTTCACCAGGGCGCGGCCCTGGTTGCCATCCAGCCATGCTCGCTGCACCACACCGATCTGGCTGCGCAGCGAGTAGGAGTTGTGCGCATCAAGGAGCGGCCCGCCCTTGTTCAGGCGGTCCAGGCGCACAGCGCCAGGCGCCATGCTCAACTCCTCCATGTAGTCGCCACGCGACCAATCCGCACGCTTCACCTGTGCGCCAGTGCTCCACACCAGCTCAACCGTTCGCTCTTCGACGTTGACCGTCTCCGGAGCGAACATCGCCCTGGTTTGCAGCAGCCCGTCGCTCATTGGCACTCCTGTTCCTCCTCGATTCTAGGGTCAGTTGGCAGTAGGCCTTGCAGCAGCAGCTGGGGCCGCCGGTTGCGTTGCCTTGCTCGGTGGTTCACCGGTTGGTGGCAGCACCGTTCCCGCCGGCCTTCCCTGCGTCAGGCCTGCAGCGCTCACCTTCCGTGGGTCGGTGTCGAGCGTGATGCCAGCTTCATCCAGCATCTGCATCCATTCCTTCCACTGCTCGATCAGATCAGCAGGCTCATACCCTTCCGCACGGATCGCCTCCAGCGGTGGCATCAGGCCTCCGCGGATTCGATCCCTGGTGCTCGATGTCTCCGACTGCGGGTCGAACAGCTCGCGCTTCGGTGGCGTCCAATCACCGTTCAGCCCTTCGGTGGGCACACCCACCACGCTCGCCGCCATCTGGAACCACTCCCACACCCGGCGGAACACCACCGGCTCCAGGATCTGCCATGTGTCCGCCTGCAGCCTGCGCTGGAAGCCGATCCAGCCCATTCGCTCCTGGCTGAAGCTGCCACTCGAGTAATCGCCCGTCAGCTCGCTGTAGGTGATGCCAACACCTGCTGCGATCTCCAACAGGTAGGACCTGATCACGGAGCTGATCTCCCCTGCCGCTGGTGGATTGATGGCCCTGATGTCCTGCCCCGGGCCCAGCTTCACCACACCGCCCGGCTCGATCCGCTTCCCGATCGTGGACTTCTGCTCGCTCATGCCATCGAGATCCACCACCGCGACGCTGAGGCAGGCGGCCACCTTCTCCTTCATCAGCCGCGCATCCATCAAGTCCTGCAGGTCCCGCAGGCGGATCAGCGATGGCGCAAGGCAGCTCACCCCCCTGGTCATGCCAGGGCGCTCTGGCGTAAACAGGTGGATGATCTGCTCCGCTGGCACCGTGTTGCTGAGGATGTCCACCGCACGGTGCGCCCTCTCACCAGGGTGGTAGTTGTACAACCAATACTTGGTGGGCTTGTCCTCTGCGTTGTAGACGATCCCGCGCTTCGTGTACCCACCATCGGTGCTCGCCGGCGTGTCCTGGCTTTCGTCGATCCAGTCGCCTTCCATCAGCTGCAGTTGCAGCGGGATCCTCAGGCCCAGGCGCTGCATCGTGGCCCGGTTTGGCGTGCGCATCCGGATCAGCACCTCGCCGCTGCCCTTCCACGCCTCCACCATCTGCGCCACCATCCCGTCGAAGCTGTTGCGGCCGTAGTAGTCGCACTGCCTCGGGTCGGCCATCCAGGCCTGCATCAGCTGCGTCACGTTCTTCCCACGCCGGCCGTTGCGCCGGCCGTCCTTCGCCTTGAAGCTCCACCCAGTTCCGATCAGGTTGTCGCTCCAGGCCTTCACCGCCTTCCGCGCGAAGGGGTTGTTGCGCATCTGCTCCCGCGCGCGATCGCGGATGTCCGCGAAGCCATAGGCGCTCGAAGCATCAGCCGAGGATCGCTGCGTCTGCCAGCCTTCCGTCCGCCGGCCGTTGCCCGCCGCGTCGTACCTGCGCAGTTGATCCAGCTGGAGGCGGGCCGCCTGGCGGCGCACGGCCGCGCGCGGAGCAATCGCAGCCAGCAGCCTCTCGAAGGGGTTCATTCGTAGTCCCGCACGAACGTCGGGTAGTCGATCCGCACCACCGGCGAAGTCGCAGCGGACAGGCTGGCCATGATCATCGACCGGGCCTTCATCATCTGCTCGATGCTCTGATAGGTCACCTCCTTGTCGTCGTACCGCACCTTGAGGTAGCCGCCAGCAATCGCCTCCTCGATCGCCGCCAGGTGCGTCTGCGTGAACGTGCTCATCCCGGCCTCCTCCGTCCCGCCATGCTACTCAGCCCCAGAAGGATGAAGATCCGCCGCCATCATCATCTTCCACCTCATCAACCTCATCAGCGACCGAGGCAGGGACCACATCATCCACAGCGGCCAGTGGCACCCCGCCGCGTTCCTCCAGCCAGCGCGCGTCGCTCCACCGATCTGCACCCACCAGCGCGGCCGCGGCCCGGGCATAGATCCTGCAGTCCAGGGCCTCGTTGCGCGGCCTGGTCTTCACCCACTCGAACCGGTTGTAGCCCCGCCGGTCGATCGTGTTCGTCAGCCGCTCTGCGCACAGCTGCCTGAAATACTCCTCGCCGTGCTGCGGGAAGTGGCACCAGCCATGAGGCAGGCCCTCGCCCTCCTCTGGCAGGCCCCGGCGCAGCCAGCCATAGAGCTCACCCTTCGCCGTGCTCACCCCCACCGGCCACACCTGCACGCCGCCCCGCAGCGCCTTGCCATTGCGCAGCACCTCCACACGGCCCGGTGTGCCGATGATCGAGGTCTGCGTCTCCGATCCACCCTTGATGGCGATCACCCGGTTCCCGGCCTGGCTCCTCACCCACCGGTAGACCTCCTGGCTGCGGAAGCCCGAGTCCACCGCCGTCATCCGGATCGGAAGCCGCTGGCCATCGCCGCGGCCGAACTCACCACGGAGAAACTTCGTCAGCTCGCGCCACACCGCCGGCTGCGCCGTGTCGCCAGCCAGCACCTGGTAGTCGAGGCTCCAGCTCTCCATCCCAGGGCCCCAGCCCACCACCTCCAGCTCCAGGCGGTCCTGCTGCACGTCCACACCACAGGTGATGAACGCCACGCCATCGGGCACGCTGCCCAGTTCATAGAGCTCCCGGCGGTTGTAGAGCGCCTCCCAGTCCGGGGCCTCGCCATCGTCGTTCCAGCACTCCGCCAGCACCGTGTTGGTCCACGGTTTCAGCTTCGCCGGCTCGTCCTTCGCGTCCTCATATCCCACCGCGATCTCGGTCCAGTTCAGCCAACCCAGCGGGCTGTAGAGGCCATTCAGGTGGTAGCCCTGCACTTCGCGCTCCGGGAACAGCGCCTCCCACCAGTCGTCGTCGAACACGTCCGGGTCGTACCACCAGGCCTTCGTGTCCTCGCTGATGCCCTCGCCGCACTCCTCGCAGATCATCACCGGGGCCCGTCGCAGCGTGTTGGGCAGGCCCGGATCCTTCGCGTCGTACCGCAGCCGATCCCAACTCAACACCTGCCGATGCCCGCAATGCGGGCAGGGCAACAGCAACCGCTGCTGGTTACTCGTCTCCCACTTCGCCCAGATCGCACTGCGGCCGGCGATCGTTGGCGTGCTGGTCCACGCCAGCTTCTTCCGCACGCCAAACGTCCGCGTCCGCGCCGTCACGATCGCCAGCGGGCTCCCTTCCTCATCCACATCTGCCGGCCATCGATCGATCTCATCCCCGGCCAGGAAGCGGATGGGCATCGAGGCCAGGCCGCTCGCCGCGTTCGCCCCGCCGAGGATCAGGAAGCCGCCGACGAACTCCTTCATCAGCTGCGTGTTGCCCGAGTCGCGCTCGCGCGGAGCCTTCACCTTCTCCTGCAGGCTCGGCGTCGCCTCGATCATCGGCGCGATGCGCATCTTCGAGTACCGCTTCGCCATGTCGATCGTCGGTTGCACGAACAACATCGGCCCCGGCTGGATGTCCATCACGTAGCCACCCCAGTTGTTCAGCGCCTCGCTCTTCCCGCTCTGCGCTGGAAACACCAGCACCACCTCCTGCACCGTGCTCGTCGCCGAGAGGTCATCCATCGGCTTCCGCAGATACGGCGTCCTGGATGTCTTCCACTCCCCGTGCTCGCTGCTCGCCTTCTGGCTCAGGATCCGCCGCTGATCCGCCCACTGGCTCACCGTCAGCAGCGGGTCCGGTCGCATGCTCCGCCAGAACGCCTGCAGCGTTTCCTCAGCTGACGCCAGCGGCACGAACCAACTCCTCCAGGGCCTTCACATGATGTCGGTCTATCACCTGCATCACCGCCGCACGCTGCTCCTGGCTCAGCCCGCCAACAGCTGATGCGATCTCACCCACCATCTGCTGGCTGGTGCGCATCACCGCATCACGCACCTGCATCCCCGCCGATGCGAACGCACGCTCGGCCGCGGCCTTCTCCACCAGCTTCCCGCTGCGCTCCTCGAAGTCCAGCTTGAGGAGCATGGCCTTGTAGCCCTCGGCCGCGGCCTTCGCGCTCGCATACGTCCCCGCGCCGCCCTTGTTCGCCGGCGGCGGCACCGGCGCAGGGTCGGGCACATCCTCTCCTCTTGCCCGCGCCTTCCCGGTGTTGATCTGCTCTGCAGTCCGCTGCTTCTGCGGCTCGGTGTTCCGCTCCCACTCCAGCTCCGCCATCTGCGGATCGATCAGGTAGAGCTTGCCTTTGCGCTCCACCGATCGCTTCAGCCGCCCGCCCGCAATCGCCTTCCGCACCGCCTGCGGGCTCACACCCCGCTGCGCAGCAAACTCGGTGACGGAGATCAGCACAACGCGACGTAGAACCCGGCCTCAGTCAGTTTGGTTGGCAGCCCCGCCGGCGCACTGCCCGCCAGCTCGATCGGTGTGTCCAGCCCCGTCATCCCCCGCACCAGCGCCACCAGCTGGTCCAGCAGGAGCACCGTGTACCCCCTGCCCTCCAGCATCTCGTCCACCGTCACCTCAGGGCCCTGGGCACCGAACGTGATCCGCATCGGCCATCCCCGCACGTGCCCGTCCGTGCCCCACTTGCAGCCGTACCGGATGCTCGCCACTTCGATCATCGCCGCTGTCGAAACGCTGAAACATCCTGCCAGGGCATCAGCACCGTGGTGCCCGGCGTCGCCTTCACCACCGACACGATGTTCTGCCCCGGTGAGGCGTCGATCCACGCCCACACCTGCGCATCACCCCACAGCAGCCGCGGCTGTGACACCACCACGCCATGCAGCTGCAGCATCTCGCCGCCTGGCTGGCGCATCACCTCCAGATCCAGGCGATCAGCCAGCGCCCACGCCAGCAGCTGCCCGCCACGATCCACACCATGCACACCCACTCGATCGCGGGGGCACTGCGCCGCCAGCACATCTACCGCTGCCTCGAACCCGGCCCATGTCAGCTGCAGCAGCACGGAAGCCCCCATCTCAGAGGGCTCCCGCGATCAGATCAGCGCCCCCGCCTGGTGTTCTTCGGCGCATAGATATCGGGCATGTACTTCCCGACGCCGGCCTTCCAGCGCTTGTTTGCCTGCTGCATCTTGTAGCGCTCCTTCGCGCT